ACGCCAAAGACATTCGTGATTATTACGAGCACTTAAAAGCACCTGTGCGCGTCGTCGAGGACGGGCCGCATGGCGAGAAAGTGGCGCTGTACGTCGAGGGCACCAATCCAGACCACTACGCACACGCCGAAAACTATTGTGAAGTGGCCACACACGCGCCCAAGCGTGAAGAACAAGAAACGGTGACGGTGGAAGCGAACGTGGTGAAGGCCACGAGTCTGTTTAGCTAATAGTCGTTAGTGAAGCAAGCGGGAGGCCAACATGGCGCTCAAATTGAGCAAGCGAATCAGCGATACGGCATGGGGTGACGTCGATAAAACGGCGCTGGGCAACAAACTGGCGGCGGCGTACGCGGCCGGTGATGTGACGAAAGCGCAGATCCGGACCGTGTATCTCTATGTGCCGGATGATGCATTTGGCACCGACGCCGACGGCAAGCCGACATTTGCGTACACCAAGGCCAAGGTGCCGATCGCCGAAGTGACCGGTAATGAGATCGTCATCAATCGCAGCGGCGTGCACGCGGCGGCCGGCGCGCATGGTGTGCAGGGCGCGGACTTGCCCAGCGCAGCGATGACGGTTGCCAAGCGCCGACTGCGCGGGTTGTATCGCAAACTGAAAGAGATGGCGCCGGATGCGCTGAAGGAATCAATCGAGACGCTCGATCGCGGGAAGCCATTGGATGAGGCCACAAAAGGATCGGCAGAGTACCGGCTCGATCGAATTCGCGACGCATTTAACGCGACCTTCAAGATTCAATCGCCCTATGGCGACAATCAATATTGCCCCTATATGATTTACGACACGTTTGTCGATGCCGTGATCGTGAAAGCATGGGGCAAGCAGAGCGAAGAGGATGGGCTTGAGCCGGACGAGTTCTTTAAGGTGGGATACACCGGCGACGAAGCGAGCGGCTATACGTTTGATCCCTACGAGCAATGGCAGGTGGTGGAACTGACTTATCAGCCACAGACACAACCCTCTCCCCAAGCAATGGCGGAGGGCAATATACCCAAGAAAAATGGGCGAAAACGCTTCGACGAAGTTGTACAGGGTCAAGTTGAGCTGGTCGAAAGCGTTGAAGGCGACAAGCCTGACGGGCCATGGCGGATTAAGGCCATTGGCAACACGGCCGATGTCATCAATGGAAATAATCGGCGCTACCCGGCGAAGATTTTGCGCCAAGCAGTAGCGGATCTACAAACTCACTTGAATGAAAGCGCCGGGCAGGGTTACCTGCGCGGCAAACAACCGACTGGCGAGTCCGATCATCCTTCTACCAAAGGGACGCGGCTGCCATTGCTGAGCGAGACCGTGATCAATTGGGATCGGGTTTCTTTCGACGGCGAACATATCTCCGTCGAGGGCAACCTATTGGGAACTGCGCAAGGCAAGGACATCCGTGCTCAATGGCTCGGCGGGTTACGCTTCGGGCTGAGCGAGCGAGGCTATGGCGACTCCATCACGCGGACCGAAAAAGGTCAGACGTTCGAAGAAGTCACCGAACTGACGATCACGGGATTCGATCTGACGCTACCGGGTGAACAGTCGGACACCGACAGCGGCGTGACCTTCGTTGAGTCGCGTCAAGACAATCAACCTGCACAGGAGAATGAGGAAATGGACCTCGAAAAGTTGAAGGCGATGCTGCGAGAGCATCCCGAGTTGTTCGAAGGCTTGGTCAGCGGTAAGACGCTGGACGAGCGGTTGGAAGCGTTGAACAAGATGCAGGCCGAGCAGATCAAAGCGCTCGACGAATCGATCCGCAAGGCGCTAGGCTTGAGCGCGACCGACGACATCGGCGCCGCACTCACCGAAGCGGCTGCGGCGCGCAAGGAACTGGCGGAGAGTAAACGCCGGGCCGCGATCAATACCGCGATCGACGAAGCGACCAAGGACCTGCCGTACGGCAAGGACCTGAATGCGCTGTTTGTCGAGTCGATCCGTAGCGCGAATCCGCAAGACGCGGCGGCGGTCAAGAGCCTGGTGGAAAGCAAGCGCCGGGAGTATGACACGATCGCGTCGCAAAACAAGTTGTTTGGCATGGGCTTCCGTGGTGGCGTGCAGTCGACGGCGCCCGTGCTGGAGAGCGAGTTGGGCATTCCGGAATATGCACGCGGGATGCACGAGATCACCGAGCGCATGGTGCGCAGCGGGTTCGCCAAGCGCTATGACTGGAATAAGCCGGTCACGCGCAATGAAGAATTCGCCGTCCAGATGCTGGAACGCTTCGACGCGGTGTATGGTCGCAAGCTGAGGGCCGAGGCGAAGTTGCTGGAAGAGGCCGAACAGACGACGGATTTGAGCCTGCCATATTCGGTGTCGCGCGCTATCGTGGCGCAAGTGGTGCCGCAACTGGTGGCGGTAAGCGTGTTCGACGTGGGCACGATCGATCAATCGCCGTTCTACGTCTTCTATGAGTCGTATTCGGGCGAGACTGGATCGACCGCGACCGTGACCGATGAAGCAGTCACGGCCGACCTGAATGTGTGGGTGTCATTGGCGAATCAACGCCTGACGCCCGGCACGGTGGTGGTGACCTCGTCACCGGCGGGCACCACGTACGATGAGAACACCGACTATGTGATCGATTACGCCAACGGCCGCATCATGGCTCTGGCAACGATCACCGACGGCCAAGCGCTGCTCGTCGATTACGGCTACACCGCGATCCGCAAGGGCGAGATGGCGACGATCGAGCGCGGCAAAGGCACGCTGTCCTATAAGAGCTTGGAAGCCAAGGCCGATCGCCTGGCAGACCAGGTCTCGCAGGAGGCGATCGTGTTCGGTCGCAGCCAAATCGGCTGGGACGCTGTCGGTCGCACGATGAACATGCTCATCAACGAGATCCGCCGCAAGATCGATCAGGGCATCTTCTATCTGGCGCTGTCAGCGGCGTTGAGCGTCGCCAATAACAGCGGCGGCACGTGGAACAGTCAGGGCAACCCGGCCGACTATGACGACCTGGTCCGCAAGATCGGCATCGCCAAGGTCAAGGTGGTCAATCGCTACTACGACCCGAATCAGATGCGGATCGTGATGTCGACGAGCATGTCGGACACGGCGGGCAACTGGGAGGGCTTCACGGCCGCAGGCCAGCGCCCCGATAGCGATCTGAAAGCCACCGGGTTTGTCGGGCGGCTCAAGGGGCAACCGGTGTTCGAGAGCACGGAATTCCCGGACAGCCATGTACTGAGCGCGCATCGCGAACTGGTGGCGCATCGGGTGTATCTGCCGCTGCACATCGAGGGGCCATACAAGAGCCGCGACGCGTCAACGGGCAAACTGATTGCAGCCGACGAATATTACGCCGAAGAGTTCAACGCGACCGATGCGCCCGTGCCGAATAAGGGCGCGTACGTCGTCGTGAGCTGAGGCTGAGTGGCTAATCGTCATTAGGTGATGAAACTTTGAAGGGCGGATCAACCGGTCCGCCCCTACCTGATTCAAGGAGATTTGAAATGAAAACGCGAGTTACGCTTGTCACACTCATCGTTACGCTGGCGCTCCTGATGCTCAGCGCTTCATTGGTGTTGGCCAGCGGTCCGAATCCGGGAGATCCGCAGGCAGCGCGCGTGTCCAGTTGGTCGCAGGTGTACACGATCTACACCGAGAATAACATCACGACCACAACCACGCGCTATTCGTCCAGCCCGAAGACGATCAGCGGCATCGATGCCAGCAATTTCCTGCAGAGCGGCGGAGCCTACAATAGTGCGGATGTATTTGTCAGTGCGGACATCAGCGGCACGGCGACGATCTACATTACCCCGCAGCTGTCGATCGACGCGGTGAACTGGACCAATTCCGATTACAGTTACGTGACGTTCAACCAAACCGGCACGGCGACATTGAATAGTTCTACCTATGCCCTCTCGTTGTCTGCCGATGGAACCGATTACGTGCGGCTGCCACTCGCCGGGAGATACCTGCGATTCAAGATCGACGTTCCGGCGGCCACGGCGAATAATTCCGTCACGCCCACGATCAAGCTGGTCTACAAGAACAACTAGCTCAGCGCCCGATCGGGCGGGTGAATGCACCCGATTCGATCGGGCTGCTTTCGGTGGAGGCAGACATGCCAACAATACGATGCCTCGTCGGTCCGATCATCGTCGGCGACAAGTTCCTGTATGAGCACGAGACGCGTGAGGTGACCGACCAGCAATTGACTGAGGTGAGGAAGCACTATACCGCGAAGCAGTTTGAGGTGATCGGAGAGACCCTCATGCCGGCCGAAGCATCTGGTACATCCGGCCCAACCGTCCCCGTCGTCGAACAGATGACAGACGAGGGGGGCACGAGCGACCAATTGGTCAGCGAGGAAGCAGCCGATGAGCATCGCGTTATCGACGCTGAAGACACGACTCCAAAACGCGGTGGCCGCGCGAAGCGGCGTGCCTAGCAGCGATCAATACGATCAAGCACTGCGCGAGGCGGTCTCGGACTTCAACGAGCGCGCATCCCGATTGAAGGTCACGACGATCAATGTGGTGACCAACACGGCCCTCTATGCGCTGCCGAGCGATTTCGTGAAGTTCGTCGAACTGCAATCGCCGTTGACGATGGCCGTGGGCAACACGATCGTGACGGGTCAGGGCCTGGTTCCGCTGCCCGCGACGTTCGACGAACAGGTCACGATCGAGGGCGCCAATCTGCGCATCACGCCGACGCCGTCGTACACGATGACGCGCGATCTGTGGTATGGAGCGGGTTACGTCGAAAGTGGATCGCCGGTGGTGTATGCGGAGATGAGCGAGCGCGAGGCGCGCATCATCCTGCTCTTGGCCAAGGCGATCGCGGGCGGCTATAAGGTCGATGTGGCGGCGAACAGCGGGATTACGTCGGTGCAGATCGGCGATGTGCGCGTGGACAAGTCCCGCGTGACGCAGGACCTGCAAGCGCAGGCCGAGGCCTGGCAAACGCAGTATGAAACCGAAGTGGATAAATACGTGAGCACGATCACGCGACGCGCGTACGATCGGCAACCGCCCTACGCCCGGCGCGATCTGGGATTGTAAGCATGACGCCTGAAGACTGGCTGGAAATCCAAGCGGCTTTCACCACGGTGCGCGATATGAACGCGACATCGATCGTGCTGCGGCGCGGCGCGACGACGTTGGCGGCTCAGACCGTGCGGATCGAGCGCGTGGGATTCCGGGCGCAGATCGCAGACAGCGCCGGCGGACAGCAAGCGAGCACGCCCGTGGTCATTCTCGGCGCGACCACGCTGGATATCCAGGTCAATGATCGATTTACGCTGAGCGGCGTGGTCTACGAAGTGACGTTCATCAATCCGAATCGGCGCGCCGGCACGCAGGCCGAAGCCACGGCGGTGGAGTGACATGGTAAGCACGGGTATTGTGTGGGTGCGAGCACCGTCTCAATCGTTGATTCCAGCGCTGGAAGCCTATCAGCGCAAGATGGTGACAGCCGTTAAGGCGCTGGCCGATTTCTTCGCACAGAAGATGCAGGACGAGGCGCGGCGGGATGCGCCGTGGCAGGACCGCACGGGCAATGCGCGATCGGGTTTGTTTGCCATAGCCGAGCAAGCCGCCAATGACCTGGTGACGATCTATCTCTCGCACGGACACAGCGTGTATTACGGGAAGTTCCTGGAACTTTCACACGGCGCGAAGTATGCCGTCATCATGCCGACGATCGAGCGGAACCTGCCCGAGATCGAGTATCAACTCAAACGCTTGCTTAGCTAATAACCTTTATCCAAACAGCCATGCCAAACCTCATCGATCGCATTACGCAGATCTTCAAACGCCAGGCCGTTACACCGGACACGACGACGCGGCTTCAGTTACCCCTCGATGCGGTCGATCTTTCGAAGCAATTCCGCGCCGATCGCGATCGTCGAACACTCGTCGAGGCGTGCAATCGCATGTTTGACGAAGATCCGCGCTGCGAAGGCGCGATCAACACCCTGGCGCGTGACATCGCCAAAGGCGGTTTTCAGGTCACCAGTAAAAACGCCAAGGCCGTGACCGTGGCCGAAAACTTGATCGGCGACAAGCGCTTGAAACTGAAATCAACGCTCGACGATTGGCTGCGCGAAACGTTTATCGACGGCGATTCGCTCCTGGAGGTCGGCGTGAGCGAGGACCTGGAAATCGTCGAGGTGACGCGCAAGCCGACGTTGGATATGCGGCGCAATACCAATGCCGCGGATAAGTTCAGCGATCCCACGCGGGCCTTCTGGTACTCGGACGATTACGCCGCGAGTTTTGGCAGTGAAGCGCCGCGTGACGCGATCTGGTTTGCGGAATGGCAAATCATCCACGCGCGCTGGGCGCATCGCAGCAAGCGACGCTACGGTCGGCCGTTGTTTGCATCGGCGAGCGGGCCGTGGAAGCGCATCGTCGAGGGCGAGATCGATATTGCGATCCGGCGCAAGACGCGGGCCGGGCAGAAATTCCTGCACGTGGTCGAAGGCGCCGACGAAGCCGGTTTAGAGGCCTATAAGAAACGCAATCAAGCCGTACTCAATAATCCCTTTGAGGCGGTCTCTGACTTCTTCACCAATAAGCCGGGAAGTGTGCAGGTTATTCAGGGCGATGCGCGATTGGCGGAGATTGAAGATGTGGTGCACCACATCGAAACGTGGTGGACCGCCTCACCGGTGCCAATGGTGCTGGTGGGCTATGGCAAAGACCTGAATCGCGACGTGCTGGAGCAAAAACTTGATCAATACAACCGCTCACTCGAAGCGTTGACCCAGTGGACTGAGGATGAATTCGTTAAGCCGCTCTTGGAACGCGAGTGGCTGCTGCACGGGATTTATCCGCAGGGATTGACGTACGAAATCGAGTGGAAGGCCAAGGCCAATACGACGCCGGCGGATCTGCGCAACATCTCAGATGCGATCGTGCGGCTGAAGGCGTTGAGCGTGCCTGATAAGTTGATTTGGGCGATTGTGGCGCGTTACTTGCCGTGGCTGGATTTGACGACGATCCTGGAGCAAGACCAGCCGCTCACTGTAGATGATACGCAGGCCGCGCGACTGTCGGCTTCCCTAGGTGCAGCGTGATCGAATTCGACGAGGCGGTCAAACCTGCTCAGATCGATCCGGCGGATGTGTGGCCGATGCAGTATCGCGCCTTAGTGCGGATGCTGTTGTTCTTAACCGGACACACGCACGCGATGTTGGCGGAGCTGAGTCGCGAAGCGAAACGCATTCTGGCCGACGTCGCCGACGGGCAGGAAACACTGGACGGCCTGGCCACCCATCGCGCTGTGACGGGCATCGGCGCGGCGTGGGAAGCGGCCTTCAAGGACTGGAAAAAACAATTTGCCGCATTGCAGACTGAAGCAGCCGCGATCGCGTTTGGTGGATTGGTGGCGCTGCATGAGTCGTACGTGCGGCCGAGCGTTCAGCAATTGAATGAGTCCTTCGCGGTTAACTTCGTCTTTGAGCGGCAATTGAAAGCCGTGGTCGATGCAGCTAATCGGCGAGTGTACACCGACGGATTGAAATTGTCCGATCGATTGTGGCGGCTCGATCATCAATCGCGGCAGGGCATCGAGCAGGTGATCTACAACGGCGTGGCCAACCAAAAGAGCGCCTATCAGATCGCCAAG